AAAGCTACTGTAAATTTTCCATCAGGCGTACAGGGTGACGTAGAACTTTCGTCATTCATGATTAAAGCTGCTCAATTACCAGCTTCTATCATCGCCCCAGTAACTGTTCCATTCCGTGGTCGTCAGCTGCAAGTTGCAGGTGATCGTACTTTCGAACCTTGGACAATTACTGTTATCAACGATACCAACTTCTCTGTTCGTAACTCCATGGAATCATGGATGAACGCAATCAATGGTCACTCTACTAACGCTGGTAGAAACAACCCAGCAGATTACCAAGCTGACCTAAAAGTTGAACAGTTAGACAAAAACGGAAACTCTCTGAAAGATTATACTTTCCGTGGTTGTTTCCCGACTAACGTATCGGCGATTGATGTTTCATACGAAACTGAAAACACCATTGAAGAATTCACAGTTGAATTCCAAGTTCAATACTGGACTGCAAACTCAACTAGCTAATGGTGGCTAAATAAAAAGTAGGCAATGTTGCTTGGGGGTTCGCCCCCAAGTAATATCTTCAATATTAGTGAATAATTGTGGGAAATATAAATGGCTGATTTATTTGGATTTGAAATAAAACGAAAGGGTGAGGATAAAGAGGAAGCTAAGAAGCGTTCATTTGTCGCACCTATGGAAGATGATGGCTCTGGTGTAATTAAAGCTGGTGGTCATTATGGTCAATACCTAGACATGTCTGGCGGTAACGCCAAGAATGAAGGAGACCTCATTTCAAAATATCGTGAAATATCTCAGATCCCAGAAGTAGATGCTGCTATTGAAGATATTATTAATGAGTCGATTGTCTCTGTCGAAGATGGTGCTCCAGTTGATATTAACCTTAATGGTTTAGAGCAACCAGATAGAATTAAGAAAATAATAAGAGATGAATTCGAGAAACTCGTAGCTAAAATGAGTTTCTCTTCATCTGGTAATGACATATTCAGAAGATGGTATATCGACGGTAGATTATTCTATCATATAATCATTGACGAAAAATCTCCAAAGCGTGGTATTTTAGAACTACGTCCGATTGATCCTACCAAGATAAGAAAGATCAAAGAAGTCATAGAAGAAAAAGATGAAAAGACTGGTGCTAAAATCGTTACTGGTATAGAAGAATACTTCTTATATCAAGACGGGAACATGTCTAAGAGCGGTCAAGGTCTTAAAATAGCGAAGGATTCTGTCATCTTTGTTCCTTCTGGTTTATTATCCGCTAAACGGGATATGGTTCTTGGTTATCTAGATAAAGCTATCAAGCCAGCTAACCAATTACGCATGATGGAAGATGCCCTAGTTATCTATCGTTTATCACGTGCACCAGAACGTCGAGTATTCTATATTGATGTTGGTAATTTGCCAAAGGGTAAAGCCGAAGAGTATCTCAGATCTATTATGAGCAACTATCGTAACAAAATGGTTTACGATGCTCAGACTGGCGAGATTAGAGATGATAGAAAGCATATGTCTATGCTTGAAGATTTTTGGTTGCCTCGTCGTGAGGGTGGTCGTGGTACTGAGATTTCTACGCTTCCTGGAGGAGAAAACCTTGGGCAGATAGATGATATTATATACTTCCAGAAGAAAACATATCGTGCGCTAAATGTTCCAATTGGTCGATTAGAACAAGAGTCTCAATTCTCATTAGGTAGAACATCAGAGATTACCAGAGACGAAGTTAAATTCCAAAGGTTTATCGACAAAATTCGTCGACGTTTCTCCGATCTATTCATGCAGGCTCTTAAAGTACAACTTATCCTAAAGGGTATTGTTACTCGTGAAGACTGGGAGTGGATGAAAGAAGAAATAGTTATCGACTTCATAAGCGACACTTACTTTGCGGAACTAAAAGAAGCTGAGATTTTACGTGAGCGTGTAAACACATTAAGGGAACTTGATGAGTTTGTAGGTAAATACTATTCTGTAGATTGGGTTCGTAAGAATATCTTGAAGCAGAACGACGAAGATATCGAAGACATCGATAAAGAAATCGAAGATGAAAAAGATAAATATGGCGAAGAAGACGAGATTTAAAGATTCTTTTTATTATAAATAATAGCAAATGAGGTGAATAATGTCTGATATTAATTCTTTAATAGACGCATTAAAAGGCGAAGACATGTCTGTAGCGAGCAAAACTTTTGACTCGATTATGGCAGATAAAGTGTCTGACGCATTAGATGTCAGAAGAGTAGAAGTTGCTCAGAGTTTATATACTGCGCAAGAGCAACCCCAAACAGAATTAGGAGATGCAAATGAGCTTAACGTTCAAACAGCTGAGAACGAACCTGTCAGAAGCGAAGAAGTTTAAACTTCCAGCTGGCGAGAAAAAAGTAAAAGAGTTCAAGGTTGGTAAATCTAAGTCTCCTGCTATCTTAGCTAAAAAAGGTTCCAAGTTTGTTGTCTATATTAACGACACCGAACTTGATAAGTTTAGAAGCGAAAAAGATGCAATGAAAGCTGCAAACGATTTCGCTAAGTTAATGGACAAATAGATATGAAGCTAATCACAGAACATACAGAGAAACTAGAATATATCACCGAAGCAAACGCTAAAGGTGAGAAAGAGGTTTATATTGAAGGCGTGTTTATGCAGGCTGATCAAAAAAACCGCAATGGTCGTATCTACGAATCAAGGGTGTTAAAACCTGCCGTAGAGAAGTATGTTAGTGAGCAAGTTTCAAAAGGTAGAGCAGTTGGTGAGTTGAACCACCCAGATGGTCCAACTGTAAACCTTGACAAAGTTTCGCATCGTATTACCGAACTCCGTATGGAAGGAAGTAATGTGGTAGGAAAGGCGTTGATACTGAATACTCCTATGGGTCAAATCGTAAAAGGTTTGGTTGAAGGTGGATGTCAGTTAGGCGTTTCAAGTCGTGGTATGGGAAGTCTTGAGCGTCGTAAGGGCGCAATGTACGTTAAAGAGGATTTTGTCCTTTCTACCGTAGATATCGTGCAAGACCCCTCTGCTCCTGAAGCCTTTGTAAATGGCATCATGGAAGGAGTAGACTGGGTTTGGGATAATGGTATCCTAAAAGCTCAAGAAATTGAAAAGTATGAGACTGAAATCAAGAGCGCATCTAAAGCGGATTTGGCTGAAGCCCAAACTCGTGTGTGGAAAGATTTCCTCTCGAAACTTTAACACTTTGTAAGGAGTGAAATATGTCTGATCAAATCGTAGATCAAGAAGTTGATCTTATCGAAGACATTACTGAGGAACAACTAGAAGGTTTAGTTGAAGACGTTGAAGTTGACGAGGAGCTAGTTGAAGCGTCTGCTAAGAAAGAAGCTAAGAAGACAGATGAAGAATCTGACGACGAAGCTGAAGTCGAAGTAGATGACGAAGAAAGCGAAGTCGAAGACGAAGACGAAGATGAAGACGACGATGAGAAGTCTGAATCTTACAGTAAGAAAAAGAAAATGGCCAAGGAAGATGTAGACATGCCTAGCACTAAAGCTGGTATGATCAAAGCCATTTACGAAAAAATGTCTGAGATGAGCAAAGACGACTTGACAACTGCCTATAATAAGGTAATTGCTGAAGAATCTGAAGAAGCTGTCGAAGAAGTTGCTGAATCTGCAGAGTTGGAACTTAATGTTGATTTCTCCCAAGACCTAGATGCATTGGTTGACGGTGAAGAAGCATTAGCTGAAGGCTTTAAAGACAAAGCTGCTGTTATCTTCGAAGCTGCTGTTAAAACTAAAGTTACTGCGGAAGTACAACGTCTCGAAGAATCTTATGCCGAAAAACTTGCTGAAGAAAGTGAATCAGCTCGTGGCGAGATTGTAGAGAAAGTTGACGGATACCTCAATTATGTTGTTGAGCAGTGGATGGAAACCAATGAAGTTGCAGTTACTAACGGTCTTCGTACCGAGATTGCTGAAAACTTTATTGATTCATTACAATCACTGTTTGTAGAAAACTACATTGAAGTACCTGAGTCTAAGGTAGATATGGTAGACGAACTAGCTGGTAAAGTTGAGGAACTCGAAGAGCAACTTAACAAAACTGTTGGTGACAATATCGATCTAGCTGAGAAAGTTTCCGATTTCCGTCGTGAAGAAATCATTCGTGAAGCGACTGTTGGAATGGCAGAAACTGAAGTGGAAAAACTTCGCACTTTGGCTGAAGGTGTAGAGTACGAAAGTCAAGAATCTTTTGTAGCGAAAGTTGCTACTCTTAAAGAATCTTACTTTAAAGCTACTGGCACTGACACCCAAGAAGAAGTTCAAGAATCTTCTGAACAAAAAACAAGTTCGCCTGCTATGCAAGCCTACTTGAACGCACTTTCAAAAACAATTTAAATTTAAGGAGAACATAAAATGTTCGGATCTGAAAAATTAACGGAGAAATGGTCTCCAGTATTGGACGCAGAAGCTGCTGCACCAATCAAAGATAACTATCGTAAAGCTGTAACTGCTGCTCTACTTGAGAACACTGAGAAAGCATTACAAGAGCAAAAAGCTCAACAAGGCTTTATGACTGAGTCAAACGTAGCTGGTCAAGTAGATAATTTTGATCCAGTATTAATCTCACTAGTACGTCGTGCTATGCCTAACCTAATTGCTTATGATATCGCTGGTGTTCAGCCTATGTCTGGTCCAACTGGTCTTATCTTTGCAATGAAATCAGAATATGTTGCTGCTAACGGTGATCGTACTGAAGCACTATTCGGCGAAGCTAAAACAGACTTCTCTGGTACTGGCACTCACGGTGGTAACTCTTCAAGCCTAGATCCTGCTTTCGGTAACGATTTAGCAGAAGATCATGATAGTGACGCTACTACTGCTGATACTACTGACGGCAATATCGATCTAGATTCTGCTTTCGGCATCGGTACTGGCGATACAACAGCAAATGCTGAAGGTTCTACCTTTGGTGAAATGGCGTTCTCAATCGATCGTACTTCTGTAACTGCTACTAGCCGTCAGTTGAAAGCTGAGTACACTATGGAATTGGCTCAAGACCTTAAAGCTGTACACGGTCTAGACGCTGAGACTGAGTTGGCTAACATTCTTTCTGCTGAGATCCTAGCTGAAGTGAACCGTGAAGTTATCCGTACTATCAATGTTAAAGCAAAACTAGCTACTAAACAGGCTGGTACTGCTGATATTGCTGCTGCTGGTGCTGTTGCTAATGGTCACTTCGACCTAGACGCTACTGATGGTCGTTGGTCTGTAGAGAAGTATAAGTCTTTGATCATGAAGATCGAACTTGAAGCTAACGCTATCGCTAAAGACACTCGTCGTGGTAAAGGTAACTTCATCATCTGTTCATCAGATGTTGCTTCTGCTCTTGCTGCTTCTGGTCTTTTAGACTATACGCCTGCTCTTTCTACTAACCTACAAGTAGACGATACTGGTAATACTTTTGCTGGTGTACTTAACGGTCGTATGAAAGTATACATCGATCCATATGCAACTGTTAACTATGTAACTGTTGGCTATCGTGGTTCTAACCCATATGACGCAGGTCTATTCTACTGCCCATATGTACCATTAACTATGGTTAAAGCAGTTGGCGAGAATACTTTCCAACCGAAAATCGGCTTTAAGACTCGTTATGGCATGGTTGCTAACCCATTCGTTACTGGCCAAAATCAGGCTGGTGTTGGTACTGTTGGTACTAACCG